TCTTAGTCATTCTGTGGCTGAAACAATTAACTAGATTAAAGTCCTCAAACATCCAGTCGCCGTCTTTGTAATCAAAACAACTTTTCTTTTCTTCATACTTTCTTTCACTTGTAAAGAAGTAAACTTCGAATGGTATGTTTACTTTTCTAACAAACTCAACAAGGTTAAGTAATTGTTCAACTGTATTCATTAGAGTATCAGACATAGAACCTGACCAATCTAACAACATCATCATACCGTGGTTTTTACCGTCTGGTACAATTGTCAATCTTTTGAAAATGTCATCCGAAAACTTGTAGTTTGGAAGTTTTAGAGGGTCAATAATACCAGTTTTATCGGTACTTGCTCTCTTATAAGCAGTAGCGGCCTTCTTCATTTCAAATTCTTTTACAAGATACATAACTGTTTTCTTGTTTTCAGTTTGAAACTTTTTGAAAGCACCTTTCAACCAAGTCATATACTTGGCATCATCATAATTGTATTGTCTTTGATGAATTCTGTATTTTTGCATATCAGAAAGATACTTTTTGTAACTAACAATTGCATCAAGTTTTGGTTCAGGCATATTACCATAAACAAAGCCTTTTGCTTTTTCATCAAGCAATTCATCTTTCTTATCTTGGAAAGCCTGGTCAGTAACCGCTTTTAGAAGTTTTTTAGAAGGTTCGCCACCAGCACCAGAACCATATTGTTCTGAAACTTTACCTTGGTTGTCTTCTTTTTCTTCTTCAGCAGTATCGGCATTACCATCTTTTTTAGCATCTGTTTCATCATCTGCTTTTTGGTCGCCAAAATTATTGAAATCATTTTTTGCATCAGCGTCATCACCTTGATTACCAGATGGTTGAGTATCAAATTCTTCATCATCAAAGTCATCATCATCATTACCAAGGTCATAAGCTTTTACAATAGCCAACTCATCAAAATTAGGTAGTTTAGCCATTTCTTCAACTTGTTCTTTTTGCCAAGCTAACATCTCTTTAGCAAGGGCAATAACATCTTTGAAAGTGGTAACACTATCAACTTTAGACAACCACTCATTGTCTTGTTTAGTAAATGAAAAAGGTACTCTATTAAGAGATTTTGACCTGATATTGATTTTATCAATAATCATAAGGTCTTTGTTTATGTCTTTACCATAAAGACCAAAGAAATTCTTTTTTTCTAAAATGTCAAAACCATTCATATAGTTTTTGACAACACCAGGATATTTTGCTTGAATTAGTTTATCAATTCTAGTGTCTTCGATAACATTAACATATGACCTAAGTTCACTATCTGTAATACCTTCCCATTCTTCATAAGGAGTAAACAAAGCGTGTGAACATTCATGTGCTATAAGCATATCATAAACATCACCACTTTTTTCTTTAAAAATAGGGAGAGTTAGAATTCTGTTTTTTACATCAAAAGAAGCAGTCTGTACTTTGTTGTGTTGTACTATAATATTCTCAGTAGCTAACAACTTTGCAAGATTACTCTTAACATTAGTGTTTAGTGTCATAGTGTTTGTGTCCTTTTTCATCATATGTGTCCATCCTACAGGCATTTTCCATAGAAGTCAAGCGTTATTTACGCTTTTTTATGATTTTTTTTTAATTAAAAAACCCTTATTTTACAAGGGTTTATAAGGGTGCGACACATTTACACACTAATTTAGTATGTTTTTTCTGTCAATATCGTCTTCGGAACACTCGGTTCCGTATTGAATTTCGATAATTTTGAGTGGAGTATCTTGTTCATTGGCCAACTGGTGCCATTCTCCCTTGTCAATATGTAGGTTATCAAACATTTTATACTCACCTAAGAGTTCTAAGTCTGTACTACCATCAATTGTATAGACGGTTGCAATACCTTTAGTGATAAACCAATGTTCTGACCTATTAAAGTGTCTTTGCATTGATAACTTTTCACCAGGCATTACAACTAATTCTTTTACTTTGACCACATTGAGTTCGTTATGGATGACCCTATAATATCCCCAAGGTCTTTCGGTCTGGTTTTTAACCCAATTCTCTAAAATACTGCTTGAGGAGTTTCTTTTCTCCGTACCACCTACACCATATTCAAATGTAATCCAATCATCTGACTGGAATATAGTAGCCTCTGGTATATTACCAGCATCTCTATCACCACCATTGGCGAATACAATTTCTGCTTTAGGATAAAATCTCTTTACTTTTAGAATACACTCAATGGCTGTATCATCATAATCATCAAAGTTAATAACATTATGTACAAACGATAGATTAGATACTACCTGTTCTCTTTCTTCAAAAGGCATAAAGTATCTGCCTTTCTTTCTCTTTAACCACGCATCTGAGTTAAGACCTACAATCAAATGGTCGCCTAAAGCGGCTGCACATTTTAGGTATTCAATATGTCCTGAATGTAAAGGGTCGAAACCACCAGTTGCAATGACTACTTTCATCTATTGTCACCACTACCACCAATAACACCACGGTTCATTCGGTCTTGTAACTTTACTGTATTACTGAAAGCAATGTCGGATAACTCATACCCAATATCGCTAGCCAATACAGCACAATACCAGAGTACATCGCCGATTTCGCTGGCCACCTCTTTACGATAATCTTTATTCTTCTCATATCCATCTCTTATTAGTTTTTTTACTTTATTTGCCACCTCTCCTGCTTCACCGGCAAGGCCTAACGCTGGATATAAAATCTTGTGTTGCTTGTCGTAGATAGCCGTACTTTTGGCCATTTCTTGGTACTCGTTGAAATTCATTTGTATTTATCTCCCTACATCATTTAAGTATTTCTTTTTACAATCTTCCCAGCTCATATAGATAATATCATCATAGAAATGGGTTTCTGTAGAAACTCGGCCTTGCTTTTTCAAGGACGCCAATCTTTTCTTAGCATACTTGTTCTTCCATAATTCGGTCAAGGCACCAACCGAATTGTCAAATTTTCTTACTAATTTGTCTTTTGTAATTTCTTCTCTTAAAAACTCATTAGTGTTCTCATATAATTCGCCAAAGTAAATACCTCTAGCGTGTTCTGATTTAATTAGTTTCTTATCAATCTTTAACTGATTGTAAGTAAATGTATGTGACCTATTTCTATGGTCTCTTTTATGTGGTTGGCCACTATCTTTCTTTGCAACATACCATTCAAAGTATTTGTATGTGTGATTTTTCATTAACCACTGTTGTATCATTTTTCTAGTAGGTTTAAGTGGTTCATAAGACACCGAACCGGCAGTCCAACCCATTTTCTTCCAATGTTTTAGTCCGTCATACTGAGATAATGGTATCTGTTTTGTCTTACCATATAAAGATGTTGTTGTAACACCTACTAACTTATCGGTATATTGGTCTTCCCAGGTCTTCTCAACTGTGTCTGATAGGCATAAAAGTGCCAGTAGTTTGCCACCTACTAAGTTATAACCTAGAGGTTGTATTGGTACAATTGTACTACCGATACAAGTATGATTAATCATTCGTTGAGTTTTAGCTTCTCGTTCCCAACCAATGTAATTATCTCGTGGAGTTAAATCTAAGAAATCTGAGGACATACAAGTAACACCAAGGTACTTGCTTGTTTTCTTATCTCTAATTAGAAAGTTTAGATTACGGCCAATGTTACTATTGTTTTTCATAGTGGAAAGGAAAGTTCTCATTCCATTCCATATGGCACTTTGACCTGCATTTGTAATAGAAGTTAATTCTTGTTCACCACCTGTATAGATTAGTTCAGGTTCTAAATCAATGTATTCTTCGGGGTCTTCAGGTAACCAGAAATTATTTTTAATTTCGTTAAGTAATGCACCTTGTGTTTGGTCTTTTAAAGTTGGCGTATCATCAAAGAAACTGTTTACTTCTACTGTAGGATACTTGTCGTGTACCTCACACCATTTTTGATAGAGTGTGTACTCTTTCACATCCATAGCAGAAACAAAGGACAAATCTTTGATTAGTGCCTCTTTCAATTCATCTGTATTAATATCAGGCATTTTATCAACAGGATTTTCCTCAGACCAAGCATTCCACTGGTCGTCAATAGTCATACCTTTTTTCCACGAATAAGTCATAATATAGATAATACTCTAGTTAGTTAAAATTGTCAAGCCTGGTTTTCTTTTTGGCGTTTTCTTAATTGTTTCATCATTTTTTCGCCCTTTTCTTTTGCTCTTTGTAATCTAAATTTAGATACCAATTCTGTAAACACTCGACCTTGCATATGGTCGTATTCGTGTAAACAAACTCTGGCCATCATACCTTTTAAATGTGCCTCTTGTTGTTTGCCTTCGGTATCTGTATAAGTCATTACACATTCTTTTGGTCGTTTTACATCTAAGAATATAAAAGGAAAAGATAAACAACCCTCTTTCATAGCAACCATTTCGTCACTAGCTGATTTGATTTCTGGATTATACATTGCAATTGATAAACCATTTTCTATTTGTGGATGACCACCTGCAACAAACATTCTGTATGGTAAACCTACTTGATTGGCTGATAGACCTAAACCACCATATCTTTTCATTGCCATAAACATAGCATCTGTTAATTCTGTTCTATCTTTGAAGTCGTTTTCTTTCAACGCCTCATCTGTAAAAGGTGCAATCATAGAAAGCACTCTTGGATCCGTAGGTGGTATTAGTTTAAGTTCCTTAGACATTCTGTAACCTCGTAAAGTTTTGTACTTTCTCATACTTAATAATATTGGTAAACTTATCAAATAAAATATCACCTTTGTGTGATATAATAAAGATATTTTCTTTTGATAGGTTCTTAATGATTTTAAAGAAATCATCTGTGCCAGAATTATCTAAACTACTATCAAAGATTTCGTCAAGTATTAATAAGTTGGTATTTGTACTGTTTTTCATTCTAGCAATATCTCGCCATGTAAATAACAAGGCTAAATCTATTCTCATTTTTTCACCTTCACTAAAATTATTATAGTTAAAGGTATCTCTAAATCTACTTTTTACTGTTTCGTTAAATTCTTCATCTAAGTGAAACGATACAAAGAAGTCCATCTGTTGTAAATACTTATTAATTAAAGTATTCATAATAGGTACATACTTACGAATAATCTGTGCCTTTGCACCTTTGTCGTTTAAGATTTCTCTTAATATATCTACATATGATTTTTCTTCTTGTACATCTGTTAAATGACTTTCTGCCAGACCTAATTCAGCCGACATATCTTCTAATGATTTTTTAATACTTTCTATGTCTTCATCTTTACCAGAGGCCTGTTTCAATTCTAATTCAATCTGTTTACTGTGTGATGTTATGCCTTCAAGTGAAGAATTAATCTTTGCAATCTCCACATTCATTTCGTTTATCTTGTTTGATATTTTTGAGAAGGCTGTTACTTTCTCTTCCTGATTTGAGATTGCTTCTAATAAGTCTGACAACCCCGTTTCTAACTTTGAAATAGTGTTTTCTTCGGACTTGCATTTTTCTCCTTTAAAATGTTCATCAATAGGTTGTGTACAAGTAGGACAAGTATCATTATCTTTAAAGAAATTTAAAGTCTTCTTATGTGATGATAGATTAGTTTCAATCTTTGTTTCTATCTTTTGCAATTCTTTTAACTTACCAACTGTTTTATCTTGGCCAGATAGGTTGTTTTGTGATACTGCTATCTGTTCATTCAATTCTTGTAGTTTTGTTTCAAATTCTATTGATTTTTTGTTATATTCTTCTAGTTTATTCTGTTGTGCCTTCTGGTTGTCTGTTCCTTTAGCCTCCAGTGTCTTTAGATACTTTGCTTCAGTTTCATACTTGGTCTTAATTAGGTCGCACTGGTGACGCACCTCCGTTAACTTTTTTTGAAGGTCTGACTGTTGAGAACGCAAAATCAAGTCCATTAGGCCAAAAACTCTTATGTCTAAGATTTCTTCTACCACTTCTCGTCTGTATCGTGGTTTCATCTTCATAAATGGCTCGTAAGATGAGGACCCTAATAGTACCACCTGAATAAATGAACGGTAATTTAGTTTCATAATGTTGGCTTCTAAGTATTTTTGATAGTCAACATTACTGGCGTCCTGATTAATCATATCACCATTCTTGTATATCTCAAATAGATTTGGTTTGATACCTCTTATAATCTTATATTGATTAGTACCAACATCAAACTCTACTTCTACAATACAATCACCATTATTAATGGTGTTTATCATTTGTTCTTTCTTAATAATTCTAAATGGTTTGTTAAATAAAACAAAACACAAGGCATCTAATAGTGTTGATTTACCACTACCATTAGTACCAACAATCAAAGTTGTTTGTGATTTGTTTAACTCAATTTCAATAGGCACATTACCAGTTGATAAAAAGTTTTTATATTTTAACTTTTTAAATACTATCATTCACTAGCCTCAACATATAATTCTTTTGCAAATTCTTTTAACTTATTTTTATCTACATCTGTTTCAATTTGGTCAATATAGTTTCTTAAAAATGTAAGAGTATCTTCACCTTGTTCTAATATATCACCTCTTACAGTAGTATTTAAATCCATACTATCTTCAATGACATTTAATTCGTGTACATTAATCTTATTAAATAATCTATCAACTAAATGATTGTACATATCTTCATTTGTTTTATTAGATACAAATAATTTAATGTGTTTATTACTATATGGTGTTAAATCTAACTTGTCGTAATCTGTTTCTTTGTCGTTGTAAATAATCTTCTCAAACATAGTTAAAGGATTTACAACTCTTTCAATCTCTCTTGTATCTGTATCAAATACATGAAATCCTTTTTGGCATCTATAATCTGACCAAGTCATTTCGTATTGTGTGCCTAAGTAAAAAATACGGCCGTCATCTGATTTTTTATGAAAATGACCAGACAATACTTTTTCAAATTTAATAAACTGGTCTTTATCTAAACCGTGTTCATTAATATGGCCAGCATGCATTTCAAAACCTTTTACTTCTAAATGACCCATTGCAATAGTAGATGTTGAATGGTCAATAGCGTGAATACTGTCATCATAATTGTCATCACATATCCAAGGTAAAAATAATATATTGCAACCATCAAATTCTGTTTCTGTTGCTGTCAAATATACTTTGCAATTCTTACTTAAATTTAAGTTTTGCATAGCATTTACTTCATTTGTATTTTTATAGTAAGTATCGTGGTTACCAATAATGATATGTGTATCAATATCAAGTTCTTCTAATCTATTCCAAAACACCTTTTTAAAATTGTGAGCTGTATTGTGGTTAATAAACTTTCGTCTATCAACTACATCTCCTAGGTGTACTAATGTTTTGATATTATTCTCTATCAAATATGGAAAAAACAAGTCATTATAAAACTTGTTCTGATATTCCATAAATGCAGGACTATCGTTACGGACACCAAAATGTGTGTCGTTTAATAACGCAATCTTCACTTACTTTTTCCTTTTAGTTTTAGTTTTCTTATCTTTTGATTTGGTAGGTTCCTCTATTACAGTATTCTTTTGAAGAAACTCAGTAAACTGATTTTTGAATTCTCTATCTTCTCCTGGTTGTAATGTCATATCATCATAATTTGCTTCTTGTATCATTCTTTGTTTAATCGTCATTTGTTTCTTTTCTTTTTGAATTCTACGAATAAACGCATAATAGATAATTTGCGTAAAGTAAGCAAACGGATTGTTTGATGTTTCAGGATTAAAGTTATCTAAGTATTGAAGACAATTTTCAATACCATCAGAAATCATATCATCTCTAAAGGTGTAATTAATAAAGTTAGGTCTATACGATAGATGGTTGGCAATCTTTAGAAAACACTCACCGATATAATCAGTGACAGGTGGTTTCTGTTTGCCAGCTTTCTTCGCCTCTAATACAGAATTTCTATAGGCCGTCATTGCAGCCAAGAAATCCTTGTTATTTACATAATGTTCTTTTTTTGCACTCATAATATCCTCACTATACAGTATTATTTAATTTTTGTCAATGCTGGATTGTTTTTATTCCAGGCTTGACATACTTGCCAATTTGTGTACAATAGCGGTGTCCGCCTTTGATAAGGGTAACTCCTCCTAGTGTAATGTAGGTTCATCATCTTCATCATCATTAAAACTATCAAATATTTCATTTATTTTTTCATTATCGGAATTACTAATTTTTATTCTTTCGGATTGGTCCGCCTTTCTCACTGGATTGATATGATAATTCTGAGAAAGTTGCACCCAACTTCTACTCATTTCGGCAGTAGCGTTGGTCACCGTCATAATTTTATCTTTAGGAATTGTTATAACTTGGTCACCTGTGTAGGCCGCCCATTTTGTTAAGGCAATATAATCTTTAAAACCATCAGGTGTAAACTGTGGAATATATTTAATCTGTAATGGTTTGACTAATCTAAGTAAAGGACCATTCTCAGGAAGTTGTGTATCACCAGTAGGCAAATGACATACAATGTCATCACCATTAACTAACTTTATTATTTTTATGTTATCCGTTATTTGGTGCATTGTTTAACTCCACATTATGGATTTCATAATCAAAATCTTCTTCATTGTAAATATTTATCCTTTCTCGGAAATGAGCTAATGTATAGTTTTCTTTGTCATTGTAAGTCAAATCATCTGATACATCATATAAAGTTGCGTGACTATTGTTATCTTTTAATCGCAACCCACGGCCAATAGATTGCAAGTTTCTAATCCTAGACTTTGAAGGACTTGCAAAAATAATATTGTGTAAGTTACGAATGTTAATGCCAGTAGAAAATGTACCGTAAGACGCAACGATAATAGCGTTATCGGACTTTTCTGTAATTTCTCTAATCTTTTCTCTTTCATCTGTTTCTACTCCACCATAGACATAAAAGACCTGTTTGTCGGTTGCCTTTTGTTTTATACTTTCGTATAAATCTTTACCGTGTTTTTCTACATATTGAAATAACACTAATGAATTGCCTTGTAAACCAGCGGCCAAGTTTCTAATATACTTGTTTCTTTTATCTGATTGTACAATAAAATCCATTTCTTCTTGGTAACTCATACCGCTTACATGTTTACACTCTATTGTTCCGTGTTTTAATATAAGACAGTAAATCTTTAAGTTCGCTAATTGCTTCTTCTCTTGCAATTCTGTCGTTGATACGACTTTGTTGACTGTACCAAACAGTCCTTCTAGCACTAATTTGTGCGTTTTGGAACCGTCTAAAGTACCTGTTAGACCTATTCTGTATGGGCATTTTTCTAATTTCGTTAATATTTTAGTAAGTGAAACAGCTTTGAATAAGTGAGCTTCGTCACCGATTATCATACCAAAGTCTTTAAACCATTTCTTTGGTTGATTATAAATTGATTGCCAGGTTGATATGATTACAGGTTTATTTGTTTCTTTATCGTGGCCTTGATATATTCTATGTACATTTCTTTCAGGCGACCACCCATAATCTTTAAAGTCTTTAAATAATTGTTCTACCAATGATGTAGTTGGTACAATAATTAATATCTTTTTCTTCTTTTCTTTTAACCGAAGAATGTTAAACCTAACAAGCAGATAGACAATAAGAGATTTTCCACTAGCGGTGGGTGAAAGTAATAAACATCTATTTTTTCTAACAGCATAAGTAAATGCTTCCTTTTGGTAGTCCCTTACTTCAAAGGGTATTTTTAGTGCTTCAATAAACTTATCAACTTTACTATCGTCAACTTTAGTTTCTTCTATTTTAGAACCGTCAACAACATGAACATTGTTATCTTCACACCATTTTAATACATATGGGTAAAGGCCAACATAGATTTGACCCGTTTGATATGAAAATAATCTAATCTTTCCGTCCCATTGTCTTGCCCTATACTGAGGCATAAACTTAAAACCAGGCACTTCAAATGTAAAGAATTGGCCTAGTTCTCTACGAACATCCT